CTACATGGTCTTTGAATTTAGCTTCACATATAGAAAATATGTCTTGTAAATCCATATCACGCTCCATTAATTCAGGGAATTTTTTATATAATCCTTTTTCACCTAAACCTTTAACACCTTTAATTTTATCCGAATTATCACCTAATAATGTTTTATGTAATATAAAATTTTTAGGAGACATTTTATATTTATCAATTACTGTTTGTTCTGTATAGTATTCTTTTTCCATAGGCCTATATACTATAACATTATCATTTACTAATTGAATAAAATCTTTATCTGAGGATACAATAAATGCTTTATCCTCTGGTTTATTTATTACTTTATTACATAAATAAGATATAATATCATCGGCTTCTACTTTATCAATACTAACAGTTTTAACAGGTAATGTTTTCAGATACTGAATTACTCTAACCATTTGGTCTACCTTTGAATCATCTTCATCTTGTTTATCATCAAAAGCATCCCAATTAGTAATACGTTGTAAATCTCTACCTGATTTATATAGTGGATTAATGTTTTTTCTGTTATTAGCTGATCCAGCCCCATCAAATATTACATATACTTGTGTTGGGTCTATTTGACGAATCATAGCGCCTAATGAACGAAAAAAACCACCTAAACCTCCAATGTGAACCCCATCTGGATTTACCATATTCATTACTGCAAAGTTTCTAAAGAATAAATTTAGACCATCTATAAATAATATTCTCTCACTTTGTACAGTTTCCTCCCCTTGTTCTTGAATTCCATCAAGAAGCTTAAATAGTTCTTTTTGTTTCATCTAATTATTTTTAGTCCCGTAAATATACGAAAAGTAATTTAGGTATCAAAATTTACTGTGGCTCGTCTCCGAAAGATGTTATATCAGTGTATGCTTGATCTTCTTCAACTACTCTAAAATCACCTCCACCTAATATAGCTTTCCATTCATCTTTCATTTCCTCTTTATATGCTTTTAATTCACGATCATTATCGTTAATAAAACCATGAGGAGTCATAACAATTTTACCTCTAGTAGTAACACCATTAATATGATTTTTATCAATTTGAATATTTACTCTTTTAGCAAATTCAACTTGTTTACCATCTTTAATAGCTTTAATTTTAGAAGTTCCAGCTGACATAATATTACCAAATGTAACTACAAATGTAGAATCAAACCACATAGCATAACCACCTTTATTCATCAATTTTGGTTGACCCATTGGAGATTCTGCTTTTAATGTCCATACTTTATTAATACAAACTAATGTATTAGTATAAGGTGATGACTCTTTTCTTGATAATGTAATTTTTTGATTTACATTATTACCAAATTGAGTTGACATAGCACCTGCATTCCATTCGTTGTTGTTTTTATTTGATTTAAGTGACATTTCACAAGGTACTGATCCAATACTATCCCATAAGAATAATAAATCATAAGGTAAATTACCTTTCTTTTGTTCATCAATTAAATCTAAAATAAATCCAGCTACGTCTTCAATAGAATTAATAGTTTCTCTATCTACATAAATAAAATTACCTTCATAATTTAATACTTCGCCATTTTCATCTTTAACTTCCTTAACATCCATACCCATTTGAGTTGCATGTTCCCAATTCCATTTCATCTCAGTTATAATAAATACTGGTAGTATTTTACGTTTCTGAGCTGATACTGCAGCTTCAATCATTGCTGTTGTTTTACCTGTATCTGAATGTCCTCTTAATAGAACAATATGTCCCATAGGAATACCAGGAATTGAGGTAACATCTTGAAATGCTTGAGATAAAGGGATCCATTCTTGGTCTTTAAACTTAATGTTTTGTTTTAATCCCTTTTTCTCTTTAAATGCATCTAAATTGAAATTTGATTGTATTTCTGCAGAGACTGCCTCCGTTAGTGATTTTTTCTTTCTCGCCATGTATTTAATTTATTAAAATGGTAAATCGTCCTTATCTTCTTTATCATCCTTAAATAAATCATCAAATTGATCTACTTTAGGTTTACTCTTATTTGTATCTAATGAGTAATTCTTTTTGTCACCATCAAATGGTACTGCTGGTTCAGATGAAATACTTCCTTCTTCAGCATCAGGAGCTAAAAATTCTTGTAATCCTGCTTTAACCTCATCAAAAGTAAGTCTTTTAAATACTTTCATTGGGTCAGGTTGATTTTCAAGAATATTTTTAACAACTTTTTCATCATTAGATATTGGTGATAATTTTAAAGATGGACTAACTGATGTTTTATTATAAGGAGTTCCTGTTACTTCAGGTCCTACAGTAGTCAATTTAATATCTCTACCTTGTGTTACATCAGTAAAATCTCCAATTTCTTCATCTGAAGCCATATTTAAGAAATCTTGATAAACTTCTTTACCAAATTGCCATAATTTAACACCTTCATCTTCTTGTCCTCTTACTACAACAGGAGCAAAAATACGAGTTTTAGCGTCTAATTTTTTAGCTAATCTCCAATTTTCTTTATCTGAAGTTTGACGTAATTGTTTTGTAAATTCTTGTATTGGATCTTTTTCACCCCAGTTTTGTGGTGATGCCATTACTCTTGGTCCTATACCATAATAGAATAACATTTCTGTAAATGGTATTTGTTTGTTGTACTTATTAGGTACTACTCTAACTACTTGTTTTCCAACAGATGGTTTCCAAAATAAATTTTTTCTTTCACCTCCGGAATTGTTAGATTGTTTGTTTAGCGATTCTAAACGTTGTTTAATCAAATTTAAATCCATGTTTTATAACTTTTTTATTAATGTGTGAATATACGAAATACAGCTAGGTAATCCTAACTATACTTCAAGAATTTTATGAATCTTAGTTTTTAACTGCTTCAATTCATCTCTTTGGGTAAGTAAAATTGTATTTCTATAATGCTCCCAAGTAATTGGAAATTTAGTATCAACTACTCCTCCATTTAATTTTTTAATTAATTCATTAAGAGCGTTTATAGTATACAATGTGTTTGATTCTTTTTTTCTATGAACTAGAATCGTATTTTGTGGTAAGCTATCTAGATTTGCCTGGTCAATATTATATGTGCAAACATATTCGTCATTACTTTTAATATGTAAAACGAATATCTTATTATACATGATATCGTATTTAGAGGTTAGACCTTCAATTAATGAATCTAACTCATCTAGTGTAGTAAATGTGCAAAATAATTTGTTATTCAAATCTTTTATATTTAATGTAGAGAATTCGTTAAAATCATCTACAGTATACATATTAACCGGTTTATCTAAAATCGTAGTTGCTTCCATAACTTTCTTTTATTTGTAATTTATAATTTTTAATTATCTGTTTAATTTCTTCAATCAAACCAACTTCACTTTCATCAAAATCAAACAAAAACGAATCATAAGTATATAAGACCAGCTTAGTTTTTCGGTTTTTTAATGATTTAAATATGTCCCACAATATACGAACATTCATTGACGTCTCCAAGTTTTGTAAAACATAATTTAAAAGTTTTTGAGGTTTCATGTCATCTAACTCATTTCTTTTATATAAATGTTTTGAAATAGGACACTCAATGTAGCCGTCTTTGTTAAATCTTTGCCACAAATCATCCACATATATTTGAACTCTTTGAAAAAATTCCAGATCTTTAAACTGTTCAAATACTCCTCCGTATAGTTGTTTGAATGTTAATTCTTTAGATTTTTGGTAATCCACACCATACATTTTTGCAAACGCCTTGTGGATGTCTTCTTCGCCAAAATCATAACCCACCAACAACCCAAGAAGAGTAGGATGATAAGCACCAATGTCAAGCTCAACAAATTTATCATTACGTGGAATAAAACACGTCCTACATCCATTATCTTTATTAAGTGCTGCGTAATTAATTCCATTAAATTTATTTGCGGGTCTTGTTGTTAAGGTTTTGAAGTTGTATTGCGTGTATACGTATTCGCTACGCTCATCGTAAAAGTACGATTTGAATCTGTCTCTATCAATTCGTAGACCACTTCTTTCCACGGCGTTGAATACCACTGCGGCTTTGTCATTGTAAAAGTTGTTGATTGGCTCATTTATTCTATTTTTTAAATCGTTAAATATATTCTCACAATACTCATA